ATTTAATTATGCTCGGCACAGAAACAACTATAGGTTCTCCAGGTACTCAAGATAAAATGTTTATTAGATTTTCTAATCAAGAAAATATTAATGACTACACGCCAACATCAGTTAATACGGCAGGAACTTTCAGATTAGATTCAGGTACAAAAATTGTAGGGGCGGTTCAAGGTAAAGATTATACATTTATTGTCACGGATAATGCAGCATACGTAATGCAGTTTGTAGGTCCTCCATTTACTTTTTCAATTAGAAAAGTCGGATCAAATTGTGGAGCTATTGGTCAGCATTCCATCAAATATGTAAATGGTGCTGTTTACTGGATGGCAGAAGCTGGTGGATTTTTTGTTTATGATGGAACAGTAAAAACATTACCTTGCTCTGTTGAAGACTTTGTTTTTACCACAAAGAATGGAAATAATTTAGGTGTTAATTATCAAAATGGAGAATCTGTTTATGCAGGTTTAAATACACTTTATGAAGAATTATGTTGGTATTACCCTAAGAGTGGATCTAATTTTAATGACAGATATGTTTGTTTTAATTATCAAGATGGGACTTGGGTAACTGGTTCTTTATCAAGAACAACTTGGGCTGATGCTAATTTATACGATCATCCTTATGCAACAGAATTTACCTCAACTGGTTTACCTACATTTCCAGTAATACAAGGTGTCACTAATATAAATGGTTCAACAAAATATTATGCACATGAAGTGGGAGTAGATAACGTAGATTCAACTGGTGCTAAAACAGCTATACCTGCATTTATTGAGTCTGGTGATTTTAGTCTAAGTGTTGAAGGTGAAGGACAGATGTTTATTAGTATGAGAAGATTCATACCAGATTTTAAAACTATTCAAGGTGATGCTCAAGTAACAATTTTATTAAGAGATTTCCCTGCAGATAGTGAAACTTCTTCACCTTTAGGTCCTTTTACAGTAACATCATCTACAAGAAAAGTAGATACAAGAGCTAGAGCAAGGTTTGCAAGTTTAAAAATAGCAAATACTTCTACAGAACAAAACTGGAGATTTGGAACATTTAGAGCTGACGTACAACCTGATGGAATGAGATAATGGCTAGAGTAGATATTGTTATACCTGAACCAACACCAATATATACTGAGGAGAATCAAAGACAAGTAACTCAATCTTTAAGAACAATGCAAGATAAATTAAATACATCTTATCAACAAGAATTAAAAAATGAATCTGACACTTTTAACTTTTTTCTATCATGACAATACAATATAAAAATGCGGGCATAGATTTATCTACAACTGGAACAACTTCAGTTTTAACATCTCCAGCAGGAGCAAGATGTTTAGTCAAACAAATTCAAGTAGATAATTCTTCTAGTAGTCCCGTAAATTTATCAGTGCAAGTTACAGATAGTTCAGCATCATCTACTTTTGCAATACATAGGAAAGCAATACCCGCAAATACTGTTGAAAATATAATATCACAAACTTTAGTTTTAGAAGAAAGTGATATCTTAAAAATGACAGCAGGCACGGCTAATGAAATACAAGGGATTATAAGCTATGCGCAAATAGATAGATCACAAGAAAATGGCTAAAAAAGAAATACTTTTTAGTGAATCAATTATTACAGATAGATTAGTAGACCATAATCTAAATGATGAACTTATAGAAATTTTAAAGCATCATGAAAAACAAAATAACAATATTACTAAAAGTAATATCGGTGGTTTTCAAACACCCCTAATAAAAAATAAAAAAATTGAAAATATTTTTTTATTAAAAAGTTTTGAAGTTTTATCTAAATTTTATGATTTAAAAAATACTAAATTAATTATGGAGGGTTTATGGATTAATAGAAATTACAAAAATAATATTAATATACCACATATACACCCACATTGTGTTTTTTCAGGGATTTATTATATTAAAACTCCCAGAGAGGGTGGCGTTCTTAAATTTTTAAGAAACGATAAGTCTGTAGAATCTTTACCTAGTCATCCAATACAAGATACTGATTTTTTTTCTTCTTATGATGTTCAACCTCAAGATAATGGTTTTATTTTGTTTCCATCTTATATGTCCCATATGGTTTTAAGTCATAGCGAAAATGAAAGTAGAATTTCTTTATCATTTAATGTATTAATCAAACACAATGGCTAAAAGAAAATTTGTAAATTTTGTCCCTAGACCAAAACCTCGTAAACGTCCTCGAAGACATAAAAAACGATTATCAAAAAATGAAAAAAGAAGTTTTAAAAAATACAATCGTCAGGGTCGTTAATGATTTTACAAAACTTAAATGACATAATTAAAAACCATGAAATAAATTTATCTGAGGATAATATTTTAGAATTGTTAAAAATTCAAAAAAGATGGCCCTTAAAATATCCTTGGGGACAAAACACAATACAGATAATCAGTAATGTCGGTTCATGTGAGTCTTTCTTTTTTTTCAATGCAGATGGATATATTGACTATCAAAAATGGTTGAAATTTTATAACTTAGGTTACACCACTATTTTATCAAACATCTTAGATTTAACAGATGAATTAAGAGATCTAAATAAAAAATTAACAGAAGCTAGTGGATTAAATTTTGTAGGCAATTTTTATTTTTCTAAGCCTGGACAAAATCCAAGTTTTTCAAAACACCATCATGATTATAATGTAATAGTCAAACAAATCTATGGTGAAACAGAATGGATTATTGATGAAAAAGTATTTTTTTTACAAGCTAATGATACTTGCATTATCCCAAAAAATAGATATCATCAGGTGATAAGTAAACAAAATAAAAAATTATCTTTAACATTGAACTTAACATGAGTGATATACCAAAAATACCTGCAGAAGCAAAAGAAATTATAAAGAATAAAAGAACAGGAAAAATTTATGAATCTAAAGCAGCTTTTGATGCTGATGTTGCTGACCCCAATACTGATACTACTAATGATGATTTTAGACAAGATTTAGAAATTAAAGTTACTAGAGCCGGTGCTATGGGTGCTTTTACAAAAAAATAATGATAACAATTGTAGAAGATTTTTATTCTCCAGAAGATTTAGGGATTATGAGTCTTTACTTTATGAACACACCTTTTCTTGAAAGTTATCATTCAAAAGAGTGGCAAGTATCTAACAGATTACAAGCTTACCCCGTGCACGAGTCTGCACAAATTCCTAAATCTGATGATCCTAGAAGTGCTTATCAAATTTTTAAAAGAACATTAGAATATAAAACTAATTTAAAACCTTTATATATAAAAACTTTGTTAAGAAAAATAAAACTTAGTGAACTTAAAGAATCAGCTGTATTTAAAAATGATAGACCACATATGGACGATGAAACATTTAATTATGCTGGGTTGGTTTATTTTAATTCTAACTCAATTAAAGATGGTACTAAGCTATATTCTGATGAAAGAGATTTTGAGCCAACATTAATTGTAGGTGCAAGAGTAAATAGGTTAGTTTTGTATAATACTCAACAACCACATAGCACTCCTATGGATCAGCATGTAGAAGAACGATGGGTACAACCTGTTTTTTTAATAACTGAAAAACAAACTTTAGATAAATATAATTCATACATTAACAAAGATTTAAAATGAAACCGAGAGGTGCAACAGAATTACAGCATGAATTATTAGAAAAATATGTTCACAAAGATTTGTTAAGTAAATTTCAAATTTGCACATCAATACCAGGAAAAGTACCACTTGATCCTAACAAAATAAATATTCTTTGGCAAAAAAATTCTTATGACCAACCTAATCTACAAAATTTTTTTTCTAACAAAGATAGGCATCATGAGTATGATTGGTATGTTTTTAATAGTCATTGGAACTATGAAAAATTTAGATATTTTTTTAACATCCCTACTGAAAAATGTGTAGTGATTAAAAATGGAGCAGATCATTTTCCAAAAAGAAAAATTTATAAAAAGGGTGATCCGATAAGAATAATACATCATTGCACACCTTGGAGAGGTCTTAATGTTTTATTACTGGCAATGCAATTATTAAAAAATAAAAATATAACTTTAGATGTTTATAGTTCTTGCCATGTATACGGAAATGAATTTGCAAACAGAGTAGAGCCAGATTTTAAAGATTTATATGAACAAGCTAAAGAACTACCAAACGTAAATTACATTGGTTTTAAACCTAATGAGTATGTTCTAGAGCATATGTCGGATTATGATTTATTTGTTTATCCTTCAATATTTGAAGAGACCTTTTGTGCATCAGCTTTGGAAGCTTTGGCTTGTGGTTTACATGTTATAACTACAAATTTTGGTGCACTACCAGAAACTTGCTCTGAATGGCCTGTATACGTAAATTATACTCTAGATCGTGAGTTGATGGCAGCTTCATTTGCTCAAGCAATTGATGTAACAGCGGATTATTTACATACTAATGTAATTCAAAAACATCTTGATAATCAACAAGAGTTCTATAAAAATTTTTATAGTTGGGAGAAAAAAGGTGAGGAGTGGACTAGATTTTTACAAGGGGCTTTGCATGTCAAAAATATTTAAAAATTTTAACGAAGTTGTTTTGGATTTTAATGATTTATTTAAATTACTTTCTAAGGGAGATTATGTCACCAAAGTTTATCAAAGGCAGAATAATGCATTCTACAATCACTTTAAAATCGAAAACGTACACAAAGATAAATTTTTTTGGGGTTTAATAAATGCCATGTGTAATGGTATAAATGTTAAAAATGCAAACTTAGACGCACATATATTTACAAGTTTTTTATCTGGTATAGGAGGGGTTGCGCATACTGACAATTATGAACATGTTTTATTATATAACTTATATGGCGAAACAATTTACATAGTTGAGGATACTAAATATATTGTAACTCCCAAAGATTTACTACACATAGAAGGCGGTGAAATTCATCAGGCCATAAGTTTAACTCCGAGAATTACTTTATCTCTTGCTATAAAAGGAAATTAATTATGTCACAAAATAAATATGTAAATGAAGATACTTATCAAACTTTAACAGAATTAAAAGTGGAGGTTCAATCTGATTATGAAAGCGCAGTTAAGCCTTTATGGAAACCAAATAAAGATGAATTTTTAAAATATCAAATATTTGTTGGAACACCAGTCCATAGCGATGTATCAATACATTATACACAAGCCTTAATAGAATTCCAAAAAGAATGTTTTTTAAAAAAAATGAAAGTATCATTTCATTTAATTAAATCATCTCTAGTAACTCAAGGGCGTAACTTATGTGTATCAGGATTCTTAGAATCAAAAGCAACACATTTATTGTTTATTGACTCTGATATTTATTTTCAAGGTAAATCTATTTTTTCTATGATTAAAGCTGATAAGGATATAATATCTGTTCCTTATCCATTAAAAACTTTAATGTGGGATAAAGCATACAGAAAAATACAAGAGGGTAAAATTAAACATCCCGATGATATTAGAAGAGCCTTACATACATATCCTATGAAAGTGCCAGACGTAAATAATATAAACCTTGATAAGGGAGTTATGGAGGTTACCGACTCACCAACTGGATGCATGTTAATAAAAAGAGAAGTGATTGAAAAAATGATTGAAAAATATCCAGAAAAAGAGATTAGACAAAAGACAGTAATAAATGGCCAATACATAGATAAACCACATATGTGGAATTTTTTTGATACACATTTTGATCCAAAAACAAAAACATTTAATGGAGAAGATTTTGCATTTTGCCAGTTATGGAGAAATATTGGTGGGAAATGTCATGCTTACATTAATGATTCAATAGTTCATGTAGGGGAGCATCAATACCAAGGTAAGTTTTACGATGAGTTGATAGCACGTAAATAAAATGGTAATATATGCTATTATTAGGGAAATAGTATATGGATCCATTTACAATAGCTTTGGCCACATTTGGGGTACAAAAACTTAGAGGAAAATCAACACGAACTGCATTAAAGGATGCAGCACTTTTAGGAGGTGCATCTTTTGGTATTGGTCAACTTGCACAAGCTGGGGCTTTGGGATCACAAGCACAAGCTGGTCAGGGTTTTTTAGGTAACATAGGTCGAGGCAGAGCCTTTAGCTCTATACCTGGTTTAGGTGATAGTGAAATACTTGCAAAAGTAAAAGGACAAAAAGGTGATAAAGATTTATATAAAACATTTTTGGATGCTGCTAAAGATAAGGGACTAGATACTGCAGAAGGTAAAGAATTATTAAAAGCTGCTAATGAATACAAACCTAGTGGAATAGCTGGCATGTCTACTATTGGTAAAGTCGCTAGTGCTGCTGCTTTGACACCATTATTAATGGGTGAGGAGGAACCAGTTAAACCATTGTTTGATGAGGATGATTATAAGCAAGCTTACAAAGAACAATCAGAAAAATTGAAAGGCGCATTTGAGCCAGTAAAAATGACAAAGCCTACAATTGCTGAAGTATCTCCTAAAATGTTTTATGCAAATCAAGGAGGTCTTGCAACTGCATTACCAAAGTATAATGAGGGTGGTGTAAATTACCTACCATCAAAAATAGACCATGATGAAAACGATGTTAACAATTATGTTAGAGCTTCTGGTTATGTTGAAGATGGTGCAGGTGTAGGTAATAAGGATGAAGACACTATGTTAGCACAACTTGCTGATGGTGAGTTTGTATCAAGAGCAGATGCTGTTTTGGGAGCTGGTATTTTATCAGGTGCAGACCCAAAAAGTTTTAAGGGAATGAGAAAAGCAGGAGCTGATTTTTTTTATAATCAACAAAAACAATTTAAACGAATTTATGATTTAGTCGATGGAAGCAAAGAAAATAAAAATTAAAAAAGAAATAGATGTGTTAGAAATCTATCCTCAAACTCTGGATACCTATTGGGATCTATGTGAATTTATGTTGAGAGAGGGTTTAAAATATGATGGAGATCCTATGAGTATCATTGACTTAAAAAAATTATTAAAAGAGGGCTCTATGCAACTTCATCTAATGTTTGGTTCAGATGATGGAGAGGGTTATAAAGCATTTGGTGTTTGTGTGACAAGAATTGTTGCTTTACCAAATTTTAAACAATGTGAAGTTATATTATTAAAAGGTGAAAAAAGAAAATTATGGCAAGATAAACTTGCAAATAAAATAGAATCCCTTGCTAAAGAAACAAAATGTAAAAGAATTGCAGTACATGCAAGACCTGGATGGCAACCTTTTTTAAAAACAAAAGGTTGGGATGTTAAAAGATATTTATACACTAAGGAGATAAATTAATGAGTTTTATATTTGGAGGCGGAGGAGGTGCTAGCGATCAAACAACTGGTAGTTCTGTTGTAACGCAAAGAGAAGCACCTGGAGTAGAGGCAAGAAAATTAAGTCTTTACGATCAAGCTGCAAAGTTAGCTGCAAGCCCTGTCAATTTACCTACAATTCAAGTTGCAGGTTTAAGTCCAGCAGAACAACAAGCCATTGCTGCAGCACGACAAGGTGGGGTTGGTGCAGGTACTGTAACTTCTGGAATACAAGCGATACAAGCTGGTTTAAAAGCTCCTGACATTCAACAATTTTTTAATCCTTTTCAATCATATGTTACAGACGAAATAGCTAGAAGAGGTCAAATGCAAATGAATCAAGTAGCTGCTCAAGCTGTAGGATCAGGTGCATTTGGTGGGGGTAGAGAAGGTGTTCAAAGGGCAGAACTACAAAGAGGAATTTTATCACAAATAGGACAAGCACAAGCACAAGGTTTTCAAACTGCTTTAGGTGCTGCACAAAGACAAAGAGCTACACAATTAGCAGGAGGTATGAATTTAGCCTCAGTAGGAGCTCAGCAACAAGCTATGTCTATGGCAGATATACAAGCACAATTAAGAGCTGGTGCTTTACAAAGAGGAGTAGGGCAAGCACAATTAGATGCTCAAAGACAAACTGCATTACAAAGAGCTTATGAACCATTCCAAAGAATTGAATTTTTAAAAGGTATCATGACAAATTTACCAACAACACAAAGTACGATTACAGCATCCACAGCTCCAGGTGCTAACCCATTAGGTCAAGCATTAGGTGCAGGTCTTGGTGCTTATTCTGCTTATAACATGTTCCAACCGAGGTAATATGGATTCAGTATTAACAAGAAAAATGT